TGTACAAAAACATCTTTTTCTTTATCGTCTCTTTCAATGAAACCATATCCTTTGGTTGTATTGAACCATTTGACTTTTCCGTTTATACTCATTTTTCTCTCCTTTCTTACTTCTTACCGTTTCTAAAAATTTGTGTACCCTTTATGCCAAAAATACTTCCGCAGACAAGAATCCAAAGTGACGTAAACCATGTCGGCAGTGCTGCGAAATGTTCAAAGAACACTTTTATCTTATCCATGGCTGCCGGATCGTCTGACCAGACCCCATATGCGAGCACCAGGATGGGCAGTGTGAGAATCGCTAAAACTACCTCGTCCTTATAATCATTTTGACGAGCTTCTAACAATTTCCCTTGGTAAGCTTCCTCACCTCGGGCCATCTTAGCTGCGTGCATGTGTTGTGCATCAGCCATAGCCATCTTTGTCTCTTGACGCTTTTTGTATATGTGGCTTCCAGCGTTAAGAGCTAACTTTAGCGCACCAAAAATTGGAAACGCCATACTAGTACCACTTAGCGGTTTGTTTTCTTGCCGCACCAGTACCTTTTACAGTACATTTATCACCAGTAGCAATATAAACTCCTTTAGCTCTAAAACTAGATTTACCTCTTGGGTCTATTTCTAGATTTTGAGAAGGAATTTTAATATTTACCGATTTACCTAACGGTGCTTGTTTTTCTTTTGTCATATTTTTCTCCTTGGTTTTTATATACTAAGATCTAGGACCTTTCAAGGTTCTAACGTCTTTAGCCTTCATTTTATCTGAAGTTAGTTTAACATCAGCAGAGATTAATGATTTTTCAATAGCTGTATCAGCTCTTAACTCTGCTAGTTCTTCGTTTTGGTCAAGTTTATCATCCGTAATCTCACGATTTTGGACAAGTTTAGCTTTATCTAAATTAACTCTCGCATCTAATTCATGTTGTTTTCTTTCAGCGTCCATTGCTTTTAGATCCACTTCTCTTTGTTTTAATTTAAGTAGTGGGTCATGATCAAATTGAGATGTAATTGCTTTTTCTTCTTTTAAAAACTCTTCAGTCATATCTGCAATTAATACAGCTTTTCTAGCTTCAATCTTTTGGGATATTTGTTGAAACTGTTGTTGCATTTGAGGATTCTGTACGGCTTGTTGTTGCATTTGTGGTAACATCTGGAATTCTTGTTGGAATTCAAGTTGAACCTGTTCCTGTGCCATCAAAGAAATATGTTCTAACACATTCTTTTCTAAAGCAGCTGTGACACTTGGATTGTTTCTAACAAAATTTGTAGCCATAAAGTTTAAGTGAGCAGTGACATGAGCTCTATGATCTTGACCAGGGAAAGCTTGAAAAGGCTTTCCTCCTAATGCATCAATGTGCTCTAATGCCGGATCTTTTGGTTGATTCGGTGGTGGAGGAGGTAAGACTCTGTCAATATCCTTAACTCCAATCGCTTCATACATTTTTCTATAACACATGTATAGATTATGCATCTGTGGATTAGACATCGCTAATTGTAATTCTGTTTGTGCCAAAGTAATTCTTTGTGACATTGAGAATATATTAGGATCGGCAACAGGTAGAATATCTACTCTGTCGTCAAAATCAGTTTGTTTAATATTTCTTTGACCGCCTACAACATCATAAGGATATTCTTGCGGAAGATACGAGGCAAATATTTTTGCCAATAGTTTAAATTCTTGTTTTAATGAAACATACAGCCTTTTGTGGATTGCTGACATTACCCTTGAGCCACGCTCTAATAGGGCTACGGTCGTCCCAACAGCTGCTGTTTGGTTCCCGTCACCGACCTGCATGTCAGCAATGGACGCGAATCTTTGTCCTGCTTGAACGACAATTCCCATCAATTGCAATAAAGTCTGAGAAGGTTCTTTGTATGGTAAAAATACAAAGGCATCTTTTAGATTTCCTCCTGGTGTATCTACGTCTTTAAATTCTCCTGGTTGTATATTTGCAGCGTCATCTTTTACTCTGACACCACGTTGTTTAAATCCGGCTGGTAAGTTTGATAACGTACCTGCATCTAATAACTGACGGAGAGCCGCAGTTGCAGTACGACTCAATCCGCCAATCATATGAATGAGTCCAAGTCCATAAAATCCTAGTCCTGGCAGAAATTTGAAGTGGACGAAATATTGGATTTTATTTTTCGTTGGATCATTGGGCGCGAAGTTCCTTCTTATCGAAAGGACCTTCCGACTACCTTCCTCGATTGTAACGATGTAAGGTAATTTTATTCCTGTTGGTTCACCGTCGGCGCCAACATCTTCGAAACCTTCTAAATCAAGGTCAATGTGGAATTCTAGTAATGTGTATAAAGGTTCAACTCTTTGTGATTTAGTTAATCCTTCTAATTCTCTTTCTTTTTCTTTTAATTTATCAGTAACAGTATCTTGTGGTTTGTTTAATTCTATATCAGCATAAAAACCTCCTACTTGTTGTTTTCTTAAATCATTTTCAGAAATTTTAATAACATGACAAACTGATTGTGCATCTTCTAAAGAAGTTGCAGTGTATGGTACAACTAAATCATCAGCTGGGACAAATTTAGAAACAGCTCTTTGTAATAAATCATCATAATAAACTTTTTTAAATGTAGAACCTGCAAGAGGTAAATAAAATAACATTTGATCAAATTCTGGTTCATATTCTTTCATCTGATCCATCAATTGATAATTCATGAAATCTTTTACTCTTTGAGATTGTTGTTCTTTTAAAGGATTGCTAATTCCAAGAATTTGAGTTCTTACTGGTCCATCAGACGGGAGTAACTCTTTATAAGCGAGAGCCTGAAACTGTGTAACCGCTTCAGCAAGAACCGGATGAGTGGCACCCGACGCGCCTTGAAAAGGTTCCGTTCTATTTTCATACTTAAACCCTAACAGATCTAAGCCTACAGTGTAAGCTCTTTCCCAGTCTGCACGGGAAGCTTTGTATTCTCTATAATCGCCTTGTAATTGATTTGCTATTGGATCTGTAACATCATCAGGTAATAAATCTGCAAGATTTCCAAAATGATCACCACCTTCTGGTATGTTTACTTTACTTGGATCAAAGTCAATTGTAGCACCACCATCATCATCTTCAGTGATCTCAATTGGTCCTTTTTCTATTTCAGGTTCCTGTAAGTTAACAACCTCTGCAACTTCATCTTCTGGTCGTTTAACATTTGGGAGACCTTTATCGATTTCTGCCATTTAAATTCTCCTGTTTCTTCTTATCCTTTTTTACTACTTTAATCAACCCCTCTGGATTAGGTCCTTTTAAAGGGGGTATCGCATTCCATTTAACATGCTTCATGTTTTTTACAAGTGTTGGGTTTTTTACCATTTCTTTAAACTCATTATGCCTTCCGAATCACGGGCCACGGTTCGTGTTAGACCGCCGTCTGCCATATTAGCATAGCCGCCGGCTCTTGCAACCTCACCCGTTAAATCCCAATCATACCGACTTGCAGGAGTTGGAAATGATTCTTTATAAGTTTTATTAAAACCTTCTGGTTTTAATTTTAAAAAATCCTTATAATCACCAAACTTGGGCACATCTTCATAAGGTATGTTTTTTAATTCAGGATACATTTCTTGGTATTTTTCATATTTTTTACGTGACATACCTCCAAATATACCTTCTCTACCACCTTTATATTCTTCCATTTCTTGATATCTTTTTTTATAAAGTGACCGTGGATTTTCTATTTTTTCCCCCTTATCATTTAATAAGAATCTTCCCTCTTTATCTTTCAAGTAAATATCAAAAGATTTTTGTTTTCTCTCTAAAGCTCTAGGGTCATATTTTTTTAAAGCCGCTTCTTTCCTTCTATCCTCTAAAGCTCGGTGTTTCTCAACAGCCGTATTGTAAGCTTGTGATGCCATACTTCCAGGCTTAAGAATTCTATTAATATTACTAATTGTTCCTGTTTTTGCTAAATCTCTAACATCAGCCGATGCTTCAGCTAAATCAAAATCATCTCTTGCTCCTGCTTTTTTATCAAAAACATCATAGACTCTTTCCTGATCTTTTAATGCATTTATATATTGTAAAGTTTTTGAATCTACTTTCCCTGTAGGTTTTCCAAAGTTAGGGTTTTTAAATTCCTTACCATCAAAATAAACAAACTCACGTGGATCTGTATGAGTATACAATTCTTTTTCAATAAGTGGATCAGCACCTTCCAATATTCCTGTTTTAAATTCAGGGCCTATAAACTTCTTATAAAAATTTGGAGCTATTTTTGCTAGTATTTTTGGAAGAAATAATTCTTCTCTTGCAAGACTATGATCATATCCTTTATACTGTTTAGCATATTGATAAAACAAACCTTCAAATAAAGGCTCCAACTCAGGCTGAAGCCATCTTAAAAGTTTTCCACCTTTTATACCTAATTTTCCAAAATCCTCGATCATGGCAGTAGCAAGGAATCCTGCTTCTTTATTTGTAACTTTATTGCCCATTTTTTTTAGAATTTGTCTCTTAAGTTTTTCGAATCCTTTGTCATCTATGCCCGCAACACGAAGAATCTCTTGTTGTTTTTTAGAGCTCCATTGTAAAAGATCAGCACCTGCTTCTTTAATAACTTCTTTTCCCGCTCCTCTATAAAGAGTGTTTGTTGAAGTAATTGCTTTTTTAGCTTCATCTACTTTTCCTCCAACAAAAGCTTTTTCATAATCACCTCCAGACAAACCTTTAAATTGTCCTTCTAATTGATTTAATACAAGCCTTCTTAAGTCTTTATTTTGAATTTTATCGTAAGCATTAAATAATGCCGTGTTTAATTTTTCTCCCTGAATTCTAAGACCCTTAAAAGGTGCCCCTTTTACACCACCTAAAGCTTCATCATGACCTATGGTTAATTTATCCCCAGTCATTTGTAGAAGTTTTTTTAAATTTATTTTTTGAGAAGGGTTATCAGGATCGGGAACGGGCATTCTATTTTTACCCGACATGGCATATACTTCATTAAACAATCCTGATTTAAATCCTTTTGTTTTTAAATTGTTTTTATGGAAAAATTGATTTTCGTACTCAAAACCAACTTTTTTAAGATCTAAAACTCTATCGCCATCCCTGTTTTTAGGAAGGTCTTTAAAATTTAAAAGCGCCCCCTTAGTGCCATCTGCTTTTAACTTATAAAATTGAATTTGGGATTTTGTGCCATCTCTAAAATGTCTATTGGCATGCCTAACTGCAAAGCTCATAATATTACTTTCAGGGTTTTGATATCTAGTGGTATATGAAACCAAACCTTTAACATCCAAGCCGCCTTGTCTATATTTTGCATATTCAAAAGCTTCATCAAACGGCATCCCAATAAAATCTTTAGCGTGTGCTCTATTTAAATATTTAAATGTCTCAACAAATTCTTTATTTTTAAATTTTGGATTTTTTGCTAATGCATTATTTATAGAGCGAACACTACCCGTTCCAGAAATTTCAGCAATCATTTGTGTAATGGGGCTGTATTTCGATATATGTGGAGTTACTTTTTTTGACGCTTTAATAGGTAAATTACCATCTACAATTTTATTAAAAGCTTTATTAATTTTTGTATCTAAATTTTCTAATTGATTGTCCAGATTAAAGTATATTTCCCTCCCACGACCTAGATTTCTGTCTAGGACTACTTTGTCAAAGATATCCTTTTTAGAGTATAAGACCTTATCTGATTCATTGTGTTTTTTAACCAAAGAATCAATAAAATTTTCTTGAATTGTATCGGATACTTCTCCAGGAGCAAAATTTAATTGAAGTCTAACTCTGCTTCTAATCGTTTGAGCTCCTTTATCCCCATATTTTTTTGTTAGATAAGGCTTAAATCCAAGCGTTTCACTCATATCGCCT